GTGTTTGAGTGCAGAGCCTAGGTTAAGTCTTTTATGCAAGGTTGTCTCATGCCTCCATTCTTCTTCTCCATAGTAGATAACAAAGGTTATTACTGGGAATATGTCCTGAAGCTCCCCATCAATACTGGCATTTTTCTTTCGCTNAAGAATTTAATCAGATTGAGTATCAAAATAAATATATTAAAGAAAAATATGACAGAGTGGGGCTGACTATGCCCAAAGGAAAGAAGGAAATAATTAAAGCAAGAGCCCTTGAGGAAGGCATGAGTATAAATGAGTATATAAACGCCCTTATTGATAAAGACATACAATCGAGACAGTAGGACAATCCCCCATTGTTATAGTGGGGGATTTGCTTTTCAGCCTATTACATATTAAATAAATCAGAATGTGACCCAGTTCTAACTAAATACAGTATATCGTCTTGTATTTTGTATATTAAAAGCCAATCGGGCAATATATGGCATTCTCTGCAACCTTTATATTTACCGCTTAGTTTATGATCTTTGTTGCTTTCGGGTAATTCTTTAGGTATGCGCAATATATCAGTGATGTATTGAAGCATTGTTATATCATAGTTGCGTTTAATACAGGTTTTATAATCACGCTTAAATTTAGTTGATGGGATAAGCCTTAACATCTTTTATTCCTCCAATCTAGCAAAAAAATCAGAGGTTGAGCCGTCAAATGCTTCACCAGTATTATTTTTTATCATGTTATCGACTTCCTCAATCGCTTCTAATGTGTCTTGATTTGGCTCATATTCAAGCCCCGAGAATTCGTATATATTTTCCAATATATTTATAATAAATATGATTTTATCCTCAGGTAGTTTGTCAAGCATTGTTTTAGCTAACTCTATATTACTCATATTATTAACCTCTCTTTTTTAACTGCTCAATCTTTTCGTCAATGGCAGACAATACAAAGGCATTTAGGCTCTGCCCCTGCTCTTCTGCTATTACTTTTAGTTCGTCCTTCCTGCCTTTCTTAATATTCATAGTCAAGCGGTCGTACGCTTTTTCGTTGTATTTGCGTTTGGCTCTGGTGCTTGCGTTTGGTTTTTTATCTTCCATTATATTGTACCTCCTTTTCTTAAATGATAATAGCACAATTATAATACTCTTGCAAGTATAACCTTCATACTATAGTTAGTATATATTATATACTAGTGCAAGTATACAAATTGCACAAATAACAATATACTAGCACTAGTATAATTTGTGAAGTATTACGTCTTGAAAATATACTAGTGAGAGTATATAATAATACCAAGATAAACAAAAACAAACCACAAAGGAGATAAACATTATGAAAGAGTATTACGCAAAGTACAGAGTGATTACAGAGAACGGAAAAGAACTTGTCAGATATGATACATATTATGCTTGTGAGAGCTTCTGGGATAGCCTTAACGGTGTGTGGGAAGACGAAGACGGCAATGAAGTTAGTATCTATATTGATGAATTCGACAACTACATCCCTGGCGCAATAGAAGCAGAGAAGATTTACTGGGATAACTATTATTATATAGACAGCCCTTATAAACTTAAAGGCAGAGGAATAAAAGAACTCGAAACCCGTTGGGCTAAAGGTAGTTATAAAGATGTTGAAAATTATTTGTCATATAGAGTGACAGAGCAAAGCTTCATAAAGCTAAAAGCACAATACGATGTTATTTATAAAAAAGTAGCCTAATATAAAACATCCCCTCTCTCATAAGGAGGGAGGGGAATAAATAAACAGTAAGGAGATAACCATTATGACAACAAATAATATAGTTTACTTAGCAGACAGACAGAACGGATTACATTTATATTATCCTGAATTAAATGAACGTGTACCAGCCGTTAAAATGACAGCTAGGCTGTCCAGAGACAGCAAACATTACAGCATAGATACAATATACGAACTTAAGGGCAGAGGAATCACAGAGATGTCACAGCCTGATAGCGATGGTTTGAGAACTTACTGGGTTACAAGCAAAGCCTTTGCACAGCTTGAAAAGCAATACCCAATATCTGAAAGATGTTTATTGGATTAATAAAAGCCCTCATATAGAGGGCTTTGTTTATGTCCTACACCTGTATTCTTCAACCACCTGCTTAACTTTGGGGAATTCTAAAAGTCTATATAGGGCTTTCCGCCAGCAGTATACTAGCATGGTTTTACTCCTATGTTCCATTTTTTCAATTTCCCACCACCGCAGTGAATCAATATATCTATACTCTAATATCATTCTCCCTTCATCGTTTAAATCTAAAAATTCAATAATTTCATTTAGCCTTATATACTCCTTTTTAGCTTCCTCTATCTTTTCCTTTATCCGTATGTCTATCTCGTCCAGTTGTAATGGTAGTGTTGCACTGCCTTCTCCGGGTATTCCTTTAGCTTTTGGCATACCGTCAAATTTAACCGTTGTTAAGGGTGAGCTAAAGTCTAATAGTATCTGCTTCCTTCTATTCTCAAGTATCTTTTTTCTTTGTTTACAACGGTTATAACTTTGTAGGTATGTATCAAGTGTCTTTGCATCGGATGACAGTTTTACTTTGTGCTTGTCCATTGGCATCACCTCCCTGTATGTGTGGTTAAAATTTCTTTTTAGCTTTCCTCTTTGCCTCTTTCTCTTTCAATGCCTCAACTATATCCTCTCCCCGCACTCCATTTAATTCTGTGTGCGAAATAAGGTAATCGAAATATTCAGACCTAAAGAAGCTTTCTGTAGAGCTGTTTACATAAAGCCCCTTGCCCTGGAATCTTACCCTTCCTCTTAATTCGGTCTTGTAGTCATCCACGGCGCATTTGATAATGGCATATATCAGCTTATCAGCGTTATGTATCTCACTGCTTCTTGTTATCATGCTTCTACCTCTTTATACAGGCTTGTTTAACCCTTGATTAGACCTTAATTAAAACCTTGGATAAACAAGCCTGTGTATGGTTCTAGTTAAATGGCAGCTCGCTACCTATGCCATCAGGTATATTCATAAACCCATCGGCATCAGGTGCGCCCATTTGTGACTGTGCACCTCCGTCACTTCCTGCATTGCTCTGTGAGCTTGCCTTGCTTTCTGCGAACTCTATCTCTTCCACCATAATCTGTACGCTATAGACCTTCTGACCTTCTTTATTGGTGTAGTTGTCATTCTGAATGCGTCCAGTAACTACTATCTTAGTACCCTGTTTAAGATACTTCTCTACAAATTCCGCTTGCTTGCCAAAGGCTGTACAGTTAAAGAAGTCGGCGGTCACTGTATCGCCCTGCTTCTTGAAGCGTCTATCTACTGCAAGCGAAAACCTCGCTATAGCCATATTACTGTCAGTCTGCGAATATCTTACCTCCGGGTCTCTTGTAAGCCTGCCCATTAAAATTGCTTTATTCATGTTTTAAGTCTCCTTTTTCTTAATATTATTTATTAGTATTACATGCAGTCTTTCCCTTGCTCTTCTGCACTCTCCATTTGTAATTACGCTGTGTAGATAGCACATATTTATTGCATCTGCTATATTTTGCACAGTATCGGCATGATTCCCCAAGGTATAACCCTGTGTATTTACTTGTAGCTCTATGTCGTCACTAAGAGCACTATAATCAATTTTGATTTTTACCATTACTTCTAATCCCTCCAACTTCTATCTCTATTTCCATTTTTACATTTTCAAGTAAGAATAAAATATTAGGATTCTTTGCTCTTATAGCATTTAACACTCCTAGATACTCAAATAAAAGCTTACTTCTTTTGTCAGCAAAATTTAACCGTTTCCCGGCAATGCTAAACCCTTGGCAGGGACTTCCGCCTATCAGTAAATCTATACTGCCTAGGTCTATATCCCAATTTCGCCAATTCTTAACATCTCCCAATTGGATAATATCGCTATGCCTTGCCTTACTCACCGCCAACGCAGGAGCATCAATCTTACTTGCATAGTATTTATCAACGGATATGCCAGCCCTTTCAAGCGCAACCTTACCACAGCTAATACCATCGAATAGGCTTAATACATTTAATCCCATTATTCCTCCTAAACCTCCTAAACTACCTTGTCAGCAATCAAATCATCAATACTCATCTGCTCGTCTTTCTTTTCAGGCTTAAGCATTTCATCCTTTGCCTTCCTGTAGAACTCTTTGCTAATTTCAAAGCCGTAAGAATTGCGGTTTAATTCCCTTGCAGCCCTTAGGGTTGAGCCACTGCCACAACAAGGGTCTATAACTATATCCCCTTCGTCCGTGAAGGTCTCTATTAGCTTTTTAAGAACCGCAACAGGCTTTTGAGCTGGGTGTATCTTTGGGATATCCTTGCTGTCACGCTCCCAATTGAACCAATTGAATACCATCCGCCCAGTTCCCTGAATGTTCTTCCCGTTCTCATCTACCTGTAGCCCATTTCTGAACTTTGGGAGCTTATCCCTGTAGAGTACAAGCGCATACTCTGTAGCTCCTACCACTCGCATATTTGCCTTTAGCACCTGTGGGGAAAAGTTCTTGATGAATGTTAGCGGTATGTAATTCTTGAATCCGTGCTTTTTCGCGTACTGGATTACAAGCTGTAACTGCTCGAAGGCACAAAAGACAATCATGCATGGGGCATCCGAACTCCTGCCCCTTCCTCCTGCCTGCTTAGGTTCTTTCTTCAAGAGCCTGTTGCAGAAATGGAAGTATTCAGCGATGTTAAAATTAAAATCTGTGTTAAATGCTGCCTTCCCTGCGAGCTTGCTCTCTCCGTTTTTGTTGTCTCCACCCTTGTACCACATAGGGTTGGAACCGTAGAAATTCGTACCCACATTGTACGGTATATCCGCTATTACAAGCTGGGCTTTCTGAATTCCGTACCGCTTGAAATTTTGAAAATTATCGTTGTAAATTTCAGTTTTTATCTGCTTCATCCTTCTTTATCCCTCGCAATCTATAATTTAATTCATTGCCCTTAAACTCTATAATCCTGCCTTC